TCTCTCCGATCAGGGCGTTTTGTATTTTCATCTGCAACTCCATTACAGTGCCTTCAGCCGACTAGCTGAACCCTCCAATACGGGCACCTCTTCCTTCGCCTTCGCCTTCACGTCCGCAACCTGCTTCTCGTAATCCACCTTCTGGTCTGCCAATTTCTTCTCGTACTCCGCCTTCTGTGCGTCCAGTTTCAACTGACACGGGTCTGGCGGAGGAGGTAGCGTACCGTCTGGATAGGTCACGACCTTGTTGGTAACCTTCATGTGCGAATCTATACACCACCCGGTACCGCTTAGAAACACGCAATCGAACCAGGTATACCCGTTTCCCGTGCGTGGGCCGTCCCTGACCTCAGCAACACTTCCCATCTTCGCCACATCTTGAATCGGATACGAAGTACCGTTCCCCTGCCGTATGTTCGTATCTGACGTAAATTCCACCTTTACGCCAACATGAATGCCGCTATCGTAGATAATGCTTCGGATGGGATACTCGCCATCGTTCTTTCTGGCACTACAGTGCAAATGCACAGCGTACCCGCCGTTCTCAGAGGTCGGGGCTATCCTGCAAATCACACCCCCCGCCTTGACCGTAGACCCTACGGCAGCGTGTTCGTTAACGTGTACGAACATCAGCTTGTACTCCCCGACCTGCACTACGATATAGTTACCCTGGTACTTTGAAGAATACGTCACCTTGCAATCCACATCGAGAGTAATCGGATACACCACTCCCTGGTTTCCGAAATCGAGGGCAAGCTGTCTGACTCCGCTTGCGTACTTGAGATTGATATGAGAAGGCCCCGTTTCGTCCTGACTAATCGGATATGACGATAAGGGCTGCCAATTCGAGTATATTACCATCGGCCTACTTGACCAATTTATCTATCGCATACGTTATCACCGTAAACAATACCACCAATATCGCACCTGCACCAGCAAGCCAAGCTTTAGCCTCTCCGATAGTATCGCTTAGCTTCTCAATCGACTTCTGGTGTCCCTCGAACCCCTTTTCCATCTCTTTCAGTCTACCACGAACGTCTATTATCGCCTTGCTATTATCGTGAACGTCTATCTTCCACGGTTCTAAAGATGTGTTCAAGCTGTCGAGTTTTATACAAACCTCATCCAGTTTTTTCTCAATCGAGTTCAACCTCTCTGTCATAGTGCCGTAGCTTAATTCAAGTGCGCTTATTCTCTTTTGACCATCTTTAGAACTTGGCATTTCATACTTCTCCTTTATACACTTAATAGATGCACACACATATAGGTATACGCAGGGGATGCAATTAGATCAACTGTTGACGCCCCAACATATAGATATACATATTCCTCGATGTACTGTCCAGCCGTTACTGGGCAAACAGCAGACCCATTTAATTGAAGAGTAGATGTACCAGCCGCACCAGGTTGTTGCACCCCCAAATAAACATACGCAGACCCGTTTACATATATCATTCCATAATAGTTCTTGTCAGCAATAACACTTGAAAAGGCAACACCAGCGGTAACAAGGTAATATCCCGTAACAGGTGCTGTAAACCTGTTATTGGAAGTATCGAAGTCTCCCCCAATGTCATAACTTTCAGCATTTAGCGTAACCTTCACATTCGTATCATCCGCAATATTATTCTGTGAACCAGTCAAGTACGCCTTGCATTTACTCATTACCTTCACCTGCACCTCGTTGAAGTTTGTACCGTCCCCAACTACCAAGTTGTTACTGGCATCCACGTTTACACACGCCCTAGCGGTTCCTCCGCTGTCCTTCATGTAAAAACCCGTGTTGTTGTTCAGCGATAGGCCGTTTGCAGCGTGGCTGTCATGCGCCTGGTCGTTTGCAACCATAGCGTCCAACTTCGCCTCCGTAATAACGTCCCCTGTCGTCCAGGTCACGCTTGAATATGTTGTTGCACCTAATGCCATAGAAGTAAATATAAAAAGTTATCTAGGATTCAATATAAAGTATACTGTAACATCCACTGAATGATGCGTTAATATACGTTGACGTAAAATTACCACCACCATACTTTTCAAAGACAACGGTCACAGCTGTTGAGTTTGACGATATGTGACACGCCATAACGTCTTCAACGGCACTCGCTGCTTTTATGCCATGAACTGGTATGATGGAAAAGTATGTATTATATCCAACCGTGCTTCCCACAGCTTCTGCCGCTGGGTTTTTTATTGTCGTTTCGGCCTCAATATAGCTGCCACTTCCAGAGTAAATTCCAGTGATGTTTATGTATAGATATACCATGTTTCCAACCATTGACCAAACATCCCCCACGTTAAACGTGGAGTCGAAGGCAAGTGTCCCGTTTCCGTCAATTCGGCTGCCATCTCCTCCGTTCCCATAACCCATGAAATCTTGAAATCCATATGGGGTTATCCTGTTTGAAACATAGATTTCGTCAAGACTAGCCGGAAGGTCATCTCCCGCAGTAGTTATGTAGGTATTATAAACACAGTAAACGTATGTCCAGTACGAGTTTCCGCTGCTAATTATTTTAAGTTTGTCGCCAGGCTTAAAAATATATTTAAGATTAGATATCGTACAGGTCATCGTATTGTCGTTGTATCTCGTAAACTTCGTCTCGTCCAATCTTGTCCAATCCTCTATTGCAAATACGTCTGTTTGGCCACTTTCGGTCTGATCAACCGAAACGCTTCTTGACTGTAAACCGTCTTGGACGCTTCTTTCCTCAGCCATGTTGTTTGTCGATTTTAACCTTAGAATAGCGGCCCTCAATACCGATACTGCCACACGCACACTCGAACCGAGGTTCGCTAGTAAACGGATCAACATTGAACCCAAAGCACCCCCTCCACGACTTTGCATCAAAGTAACTGTAATAATGTAAATCAAAGTACTCTCCCGTCAGCTTACCGTCCCGTGCATAAAAGCTACCCAACAGGTCTCCACACGCAGCGCATACCACCTCGTACTTACTCAATCCTTCAGCCTTCCAGTTCTCCGCCTTCGGACAATGGTACATCCGAAAATCCTTCGACATAATCCGAGTCGGTATGATTAACTCGCACAAACAGTCGGGCCTGTCGTACGGCCTCCACGACCATTTCTCAATCTTTTTCTTTTTCGACAAGCGTAACTCGCTTAGCGCAGTCTCGCTTGGCCTGATTATTCTTCGCTTCATATCCAGACTACATCTAAACTATCTACTAAAGACGTGCCTACAATCGCCGGAGTATCCGCCTCGTCACTCGTAATCTCTCGCAGCGTTAGTGTCTGCACAAACTGTCCGGGACTCATCTTAGTGCGTATCTTCATGACTCGGTAGTACGAACTTGAAGAGGTGTCCCTGTCCTCCACATACACCTTATCACCAATCTGTAACTGGGGCAATCCTGGCACAGTTATCCTTATGCGGCGCAGTTGAGATTTGTACTTTCTCACTAACGCCCGTGCCATATAGTATGCAAAACTATCATCGTCTATGAAATCGTTATTTATCTTCAACTCCATCGTGCCGTAATCCTCGATACTGTCCTCGTCCGTGTACGTCTGTTCTATCTCAGAAGTTATTACCGCCGGGGTGCCTCGCAGACGCAACAGCGTCAGATATGCGATTCCGCCATAGTTATTCGTGATAGTCAGCTTCGCAGACGTGGCAAACTCATCCACCGCAATGCTGACCTTTGTGGATATATCCGTGCCAGACCCATCGCTTTTCGTGTTTGCGATGTAATCTGTGGTTACCGTAATGGCTGTAATATCGCTACACGGGTTCTCGAAATTAGCCCAGACCTCTTTCGCCTCTCCCTTGTTAATCTCCTCCACGATTCCGTCTCTCCAGATTTCCTGGGTCGGCTGTACCGACCTCGGCTTGGAAGTCACCGTGCAGCTATTGATAATCGGTACCGACCTGTCCTCTTCCCATTGCAGTATATCCTCAGCGTTAATCGTCCACTGGCTAGTCGTATGCGGGGCGACCAAATAGTGCCTCCTGTTCTCGAACCGCAATACGCCGTGTTCGTCCTGGTAGAAATGACCTTCCTCGGCCTCACACAGACGCCGTATAGCGTCCCCGGCACGAGTGCCTTTGTCAAACCATGCGTAGCCGATGACGTTCAAGCCCTCGTCTAAAGAATACTGGTTTACGTTAAACCCAAGTGTAGTCAGCAAATCGGCAATAATCTCGTCTGCCCTCTGGTTTGTATAAATCTCCTGGCTGCCAAGCACATACTCGTTAATATAGTTCAAATAATCGTACACCTGAAACGAGTAGCGAGAGGTAGTCTTGTCCTCGATCATGTTATCCGTCAGGCCGTACAGTACGGGAAGGTTCTTGTTCTGAGATAGCACCCGAAGCCCCATGAATATCTTGCACGGCCTTCTGGGCTTTAACGCCGTGCCGATTGTATCGGATACGCCAAACGTGAACCTGTTAGTGACGTTATCCAGCATTACATCCCCCATAGCGTAGGAAATGCCACCCAGAGGTTCTTCCCTGACCCTCTCGTACGTCAGCGATATCGCCCTCTCCGCCTCGTCAAAATAGTAGAAATAATCCATCGCCGTAATGGTTGCTGGCTGGCCGTCTATAATATCGGTTCCCCCGACTATCGATGTCCCTACTATCGCATAGTCGAGGGAGGTATCCTTCACACGAGTCCAGGCTACCTTCAAATCGTACACAGGCTGCCTGGTAGTAGCCGTGCATTCCGTATCGAAAACTGTCCAGATGCTTGCAGAAGATAGTCCAGAACCCTGCATCAAATCACCTCCGTCAGAAGTAACGTCAAGTCCTCCCGGTACTCGTCCCCTTTATAGAAAGACCTGTTCTTAATATCTATATGCACAGGCGTAGCCGCAATCGTCAGGTTCGTCTCGCTAACGGTAAAATTGCGGGTAGTTAGCAGATTGTACTCAGACATAATCTCAGATACCTGCGCTTGCGTCAGGGCACGAAACTCAAGAGAAAACTGTTCCTTCCGACAGAATATATCCTTCGTAGACCTCCCCTCGATGCTAGTGTTTTCAGAACTAATCTCAAGAGGCTGCCTGGTAAACTTTACCGGGTTCTTTAGCGTTATACTTCCGAGTGTGTACGACATTATGTAAACGATAACATTTCATTAGGTGTCTTTCCACGCTGCGCTGCCAGATCGACTATGGCTTTCCAAATCTCCTCCCCAATTCTGCGCTTCTCCATATCGCTGCCTGCAAATAACGGGACGTGGACATTAATATTTACGTTTGCAGTAGAGTTGTTCGTGGTCATCATTTGCGACTGCGGGTTTGAAAACACACGGCTTCCCTCAGGCAGCTGCACTAACTCCGGGCCTGCCTCCCCAACAAGCGTAGTGCCTCCTGCTAACCCGCCAAACTGTCTGCCTGGCGCAAACGGCCCCAGACGCCAGATGCCAAGCGTTGATAAGTCCATCGCCACCCGGTAAATCTTTTGCAAAGCATCGTAGATTTTGTTCAAATTGTCAGTAAACGTCTTCAAATCTCTCGCCGTGCCCGCTGCCTGGCTGCTTATCTGTTTAATATCCTCTATGAAATTCTTTACCGCTTTCTTTCCGTCTTCTGACATTAGCCAGGTAATAATGTTTCCGATAGAAAGGGCGATATCCTTTAGCCCCTGTATCATGTCCTTTGTTATCGAGGTTGCCAAGTCGTCAAACGCAGACGCCTGGTCTTCCGTGGGCTTGAACAGCCCGACAATTCTATCCATAACGATAGTAAACATATCCCTTAACTCCCGAAGTTGAGGTATTATCCACGACTGGTTATCCTGCCACCATTTCCAAAACGCCTCCTTGGCGAGATTGATTACCTCGGTCAGTCTCGGCACTACCACCGAGGAAATCTCCTTCATGACCGTGCCTACCGGGCCTGCCAAATCGTCCTTGAGGTTCTGCCAGATAGTCTTGTACTGCGCTATAGAATCGCTTGCGGTTTCTATCGCAGGCGTAGTCGTAGACGAAAGCACCGTAGAAATCAACATCTGCTTCTTCTCGGCGTCCGTCATAACGATTCCCATCTCTTCGGCTGCGGCCACTTGCGCCTGGTACGCTTTCGTAGTGATACCCAGGTTATCAAGTATCAGAGGCGACATTCTACCGATACCAGTAACGATGTCTTCAAACGCTTGCGTGGTAGAAATACCAAGCTGCTGTCCCCTAGCCCGTGCGGCTTCCAAAATCTTCGCAAGCTGCGCAGAATCCGTAGTCACGCCAAGCATAGCCGCCTTGTTAGCAGATAGCATCAAGTTGAAATCGTCTACGGTGTTATTGCTTGCCTTCCGAAGCTGATCCATCGCCTCGGCGGAGTTTGTGAAGTTGTTCGTAAACCCCTGCGTGATACCCTCAATCTGACCTCCCCGTTCTGCGAGTTCTATAAACTGGTTTCCTAACTCCTTGGCCGTGCTTATCATAAAGCCAACAGCCTTCCCGGCCAACTCTATCGCCTTCTTGAACGCCTCGAATACGAACATTCCCTTCGTAACCGCAAACGACATACTGCCCGTGCTTTTCGTGTTCTCGTTGACACTGCTTGAGAGTTCCGTGATTTCCTTAGCTACCGCCTTGATATCCTTGGTAGCCAGGTCTTTTGCTTCAATTATGATGGATATCGGTATTTGTGTGGCCACTTTGCTGCGTTAGCTTTTGCAATATTAGGTCGATGTTCAGGTTTGCATACCAGACGCTGGCGGGTTCTTTACAGAACTCCTCCCAACTCAGTCCAAACAGCTTCCTGTAATAGAACTGCGCCATCCAGTACTGCGCCCATTGCGCTTCTTCGTTTCCGTCTTCAACCTTTCCGTATAGGGCAAGGTCAAGAAGTGCCGATTTTCTCTTCTTTCCTATTTTGCTTCCTCGGCCTGCCCACCTAGTAAAAACCGTCCGACCCTTGAGACCAGAGATACGGGAAACTCGTCAATCGGCAATACCTTCAACTCCTCTTTCTCCTTCCCGTTCCAAATCGTACCGTTTACAAAGCATTTCTTGTACACCTCCAGAACCGCCTCTATGGCCTCCTTCTCTCCGTCTGCCGTAGCTTCCTGTATTTGGTACACCTCGTGAATGGTCGGTTCTCGAAACCTCAAGAAGCAATCCTTCCACTCGTCTCCAAGGTCGTCCAGCTTTAACGTCTTGTAAAGAACAAACATCGTAGGGACTTATTAAATTAGTTAATAGCTTGCCTGTGCGTTGATCAATGTCGCAGTAGACACTATCTGGTTTCCGCCGCTAACATCGTGGTTACACTTGAAGCTAACCGTCTGTACCGTCAGGTCATCGTTACTGTAGTTCGGTTCCCAGGTAATGAAATCTACCCTCGGAAACTGAAACGTCAATGACGGACTCGTACTCGCACCGATTACCGCACCAGAATCCGTATTCGTCCACTTCACTTCCATCGCCATATAGGTGTTCCCTCTCATATACTCTTTCCACGTCTCCGCCTCGTACGGCAGTACGAACTGTCCCTCGATGCTGATGTTCTGGTTTAGCAAGTCCTCAGGTTCGGCAGTTCCGATATAGTCGTCTAGCAGTATATTCTGGCTGAAGGTGATGTTCATCGACTTCAGACTTATCGTAGACGCTGCTGCCAGTCCTGCGAGGTTTGTAGCAACCTTAAACGTCATATGCTTTTTCGTGAACTTGTTCTCTGCCGCATAAGACGCCGTAGCACTCGCCCCCTTTGAGGTCTTACCCATAAAGTCGGCACTGACTCGTAGCACATCGTCAACCGTCTGGCTTAACTCCAACTTATCAAGCATGACCAGCCGATACTGTTCCGTAGTATTCTTGTCCACCACCGTAAACGTCAAGCTATCATGCTGCATGGAATCGTCCAGCGAGAAAGCGTGTGTATACGCACTATCCGTAGGCCCTGTGGTCGCAACCGTGCCTAGAAGAGAGTACAGCAATAGCCCGATAGATTTATCCCGTGCCTCACACCCGATTGACCCTTGTGCATACTTAGTCAATACATGAACCTGTTCGCTGTCTGCCAAGGTACCGACCCCAGACTGTATGCGTGCGCTGTTTACCTTCTCGTCAAACGAGAAGTCCACAAACGGTAGCCAAAAGGATGGGGCAACCCCGGTACCACGAGACGATTCTCTGGCTATTCCTAGCTTAACCTGCCTGCCTGTAAATTTCGACATCTTAGATTTATTAAACTTTAAGTAATATCCACGCTAATTCTCACCCGAATGGTCAGCGTGGCAACCGCTAATTCTTCTCCTGGAATCTCCCCGATTGCGCCAGGAACCGCCATGATATTCAAAAACGTGTACCCAGTCGGCAGTGTCGCCCCGATAGTGCGTGTCGCAGACTGGTCTTCTTTATCCATTTTGTCTAATACGGTATCTACTACGTTCTCAAGCCGATCAATGGCCTCTCCGACCCCGGTATCTTTCGTCTCGTAAAATATCTGCACGTCAAACGCATACGTCCTGATGTTCTCGGAAGTGGTTTCATAGGCGTTCTCGTGCGCACTCGGTACCACCACCGCAGCCGGGTATCCGTCAAACTTCAACTTCGGCGTGCCGGATACCTCCTGTAAATCAGAGATACTCTCAAGTACTGTTTTAATTTGGCTTCGAAGCGAGTTAAAACTCATTTATTAAAATGTTCAGCTAATCTTTTCTCAAGCTGCCTGGTAAGCGTAGACTCTATATTAAACATACGCTGCGCATATGCCAAGCCCCACTCCATGAACGGACGGGGACGAATATATCGAGTCCCCTCGTGTACATAGAAGTTATACGGCGCAGCACCTCGAACGGTAGATATCACCTCGTAATACGTTGTATCGGCCCGTTTCTTTTTCGATGTCTGAATCATGCTTGCCATATGTCCCGTCCGCTTCGGGGCCAGCGTCTTTGCACCTCGTTCTACAGCGAACGCAAACTCCCCAAGGTCGGCATCCAGGGCGTCCTGTACGGACAACGTATCCAGCTGCCGTGCAAGCTGATCCAATCTGGCGTCTTTAATAAGCGACATATTAAGCATTAAACTCCTCCAATAACACTTCAAGATGCTGGTTTGTTGCGAAATGGTAGTCCTTTAGCGTGACCTCACGCACCCGGTACTGCCGAGACGTATCGCTATCGACCAACTTATCCCCTTCCTTAATAGTAGCATCCACATCGAAATAGGCTACCCAGGCACGTTCCTCAACTATTCCTAGTGCGGTTCGTGCCTCCGGGGATGCCTCCTGAATGTGCGTATCTACTGTCGCAGTCGTAGAAAAAGCCTTCTTGCTTCCGCTTACCGTTTTCAAGCGGCTTACTATTACCTCTCTGTCAAAGAACCGTGCGATGGTCATGTGTTTACTGGTGAAATTACACCAAACACTACGTCCCTCTTATACTTATCTATAATAGCTTTAATATCCGGGTCTTCAAACATCGCTACCTGACCGTACGTTACTGCATAATCTCCAATCCTCTCGCTTTCCACCCCAGGGTCTCCACGGCGTCTGTTCCAGGCAGCAGCGCATAGCTTCCAGGTAGCAAACTCCAAGTCCCCGGCTTCCGTATCCGACAGAAACGTGGTCGTGTTATTAAAATCGTACCCGGCTGTGTAATCAATCGAGTAGAAAAACCTCTCCTTCCTGAAATCCCCGCCCCAAGTCGGATAGATAATTCCGGCATCGTAGTCTATAAAGTAGTCCTCGCTATCTATATCGTCCCATTCGTCCTCGTTCTCGGGGGTGGTATGGAAGTCCAAATCGAATGTAGCGGTAGTAGATACCGGGAAGTTCTTCAGTAGAATCTTGTCCGTACCGAAGCCGTGATACTTCTCGTTGGTATACGCCGTCTGCTTGAACCGTCTTCCTGTATACTTCTCAACATACTCGGTAACCATGTTGATAATAGACTCCATAATGGAATCCTCGGTAGCATCAAACGACTCTCCCAGAAACGCCTCGACCCGGTTTACTGTTGTTAAAGCGTACGCTTTTAGTGCCATGCTTTATTTAGTAACATATAATTTCCGCTTCCTGGCAACCATTTCTTTCGTCTTTTTCAGCTTCAGCTTCTCCTGGCCTACTACTCGTACATACTCGGCTATCCCCTCGTTTACCAGGTACCACGACTCGTTATTGCCTAACTCGTAGACTTCGCCTACTAGCATCTCCTTGGTCTGTTTCAGAATGCGTACCTTTCTCATTGACTGTTGGATTTAACTTATCCATTGCTGAGAGGGTGTGCCCTATACACCCACTCAGCCATCGGTAGATTAAACTCCAGTAGCGTAAGCGAATGCGCTGGTAAGAACAGCTTTTCCATCCACTCGTTCAACTGCACGAACTTCAGTACTGTCACGCCTCCAAGCGTCACCTCCCTCTCTGGTGGTATCAACAGTAAGCTGCTGCCTGTCTCCAATGATGTAGTATCTCCAGTCACCGAAGTAAAGTCTGTTTTGATTCAGGTGGTTCACTTCATAGATCGGGTACCCCATGATGGTATCCACAGGTCGCTGCGTCATCGGCGAGGTAATACCTTGCCAGATGTAGTTGTTGTTCGAGTCCTTTACCTTTCTGAGTTGCCGGATGACCTTCTTGTGCGCACAAAACGCTGCACTCGAAGCACCCCGTACCGCCTGCGGTACCAAATCAATAAGGTCGATCAAATCATCGAAGTTAAAGGTTCCCCCCACATCAATGTTTGAAAGCGTTTCCTGATTGATACCAGTCGGCTGTGTCGTACCGTTTCCAATGAAGAACGCCTCGTCCTCCTTCTCTGCAAACACTTCAGCGAACAGTTCGATGATGAACCGTACGATGTCGATATTTGCGTCTGCGATTAACTCGTCAGCAGCAGGCAGGATTACAGCAAGTTTTCGTGCCGTAAGCGTGACCTGGCTGAACTCAGCAGACGAAGTGGTCTTAGACGCATACTCGGTTGTCCAGTATGCAGTCGGCTTGGCTGCCAATGAGTTGAGTTTCAACGTCTCGGCAGACATTGGAATGGTGCGTGCGATTCTACGCATGACACTCATATCAGGAAGAATGCGCCACACCTCCGTGGCAAGAGGGGTCGGTACCAAGTACCCACCGTCTCCATCCGTACCTTCTACTAGTGCCTTAAAGACTTTCTCAGAATCCGAATCTGCGTGTTTCAGCATGAGTGATTTGAAGAACAGAACTATCTTCTCTTCAGGTGACAAGTCACCGATTTTGTCGAGTGTAGGATAGACTATTGCTTTCACGCCGTTCCCGTAAGAGAACATTTCGGATTTGATTTCCTCCGCAGCCTTTTCAGGTTTGCTTTCTCCCATGGCTTTTGCGATTGACTCGGATATAGATGACCCAAGTTTCTCGACCAGTTCCTCAACTGATTTATTAGCCTCGATTTTTGGTTCGGCGTCTACGTTCTTTTCTTCAGACGACCCCTCCTCATTCATCACTTCTCGGATAAGGTCTTTTAATTCTTTCTTATCGTCCATTTTTATATTCCTCCTTTCTTTTGTGATTTCACCCTGTTAAGGGCATACCCAGTCGCTTGGTTAAGTAATATTAGGGCCTTAAACAGGTCGTGGTCAGA